AACTAATTGTCAGTACTGCTGTGGTTGATGTTGCCGTTGGGAAGGTAACGGTAAAAGTATTTGAACTGGTAATATCGCTACCAAAATTCAATATAAAACAAGCCGCTCCTGTGGTGCTATTATAAACTAGCGCGCCTCGTGCGGTAATGCTTCCAGTCCATGTTACGTTATTAAATGAGATATAGGCCGTATTATTGGTCGTATCTTGCGTAGGTGGATTGGAAATTGTTAGTGTTTGACCGCCAGCGGTGTATCCGGGCGATACAACCTCATTGCTTGGGTCATATGCTATGGTCGTATTATTGAGATTAGCGTTAGCGGTATATAAGGCAATTTTGTAGGTATATGGAGAACTTAAGGTAAAGTTCTCCAATCCAGACAAAATGTTGGCTTTAAATAGGGTGGTTTGTCCTTGAACGATTGGCATTAGGTTTTAACCAGTATTTTAGTTTGACCATCACGGTAAGCATCACCACGCTCAAGACCATCACCAAGGCGTTTCATCTCAGCAATAGCTTCTTGGTACTTATCTTCGTAATATTTAATGATGTCTTGTTCCTGCTTTTGGAAAAGCATAGCTTCCCGCATTGCACCATAAAATAGGACTGGATCATAATTATCACCAAGCCAGCTTTGGCCTTGGGCATTATTGACAGTAAGAACATTAATGGAAAACCCTGATCCTGTTCCGCCAATATTAGCTGAAGCTACGCTCAGAACATCACCAGCTTGATAGAAGCTACCACCATTTTGAAGGGTGCATGTGGAAACGTTACCAGATGCGTTCACTAAAATGTCACAAGTTGCGCCTGATCCTGAACCACCAGTCAATGGAATGTTTTGATATAAACCGGGGCTGTATAGGGTTCCAGCAGTAAACGAAGCGGACAATGTGGATATAACGCCCTGCACAATAGATACTGGATAATAAAAATAGTGTAACTCTACGCTATATGAAGAATCGGGGGTAGGACCAACAATTGCGGTTAACTCATTAACATTAAGAGTAGAGCTGCCAAAAATAGCGTAGTACTTAGGTAAACTCCAGCTAGTAGAACCGTTATTGGGATATGCTTCACGGATAAAGTTAACATCTTTGTTAATTAAATAGGTGTAGTTATTGCTACTATCAATTACTGCAACAGAATAAGTGGAAAGCCAGTCAAACGGCAAAGTTAAATACTGGTTTCCTGAGCTTAAATTTCCTGTTACATTTTTGCGTAATGACGGGATTTGAACCGAATTGTAAATACGAGTTTCAGCCTGTTCAACAAAAAACGGGATGTTAGCAACAAACGTAGGCTCATTGGTTTGAGCATAAGTTTGTATATTGTTAAACAAAGTCTCATAGTTCATTAGGGTTTACCCTTAAGCCATTGGTCCACGAGCAATACGACCTTTAGTTGCTGCACCATTACCGCGTGTTTCAAGACCATCTTCTTTGGTTGTACCTTTACCCCAGCTTACTGCGCTTGGTGGTAGTGGGTCTTTAATGTTAGCGGTCTTGGCTGACTTCTCAGTTGCATAGTCGCCCATTTCCATAACTTCTGTACCATCAATTACTTTGCCTGCCATTGTGTGTGGACGGGCATAATCACTTGCTGGTTTGTCATCACGGTTTTTACCAACTACCAATTTTGAAGAATTCTTGGTTGTTGGCTTTACATTTTTTGCGATTGCCATATTAACGACCTCTTGAGCTAGACTTCTGATTAGCAACGCGAGCCATATTGCGACCCATGCTGCGTAGGTTAGACTGGGTTACACCACCCTTAGCCATTTTCTTAACATCCATACCGCCCTTTTTGAGTTTGAGCTTGGTATGTTTACCGGGATGCTCTTGAGCATCGTGTTCTTTCATGGCTTTTTTGATCTCTTTATCAGCGATCATTTTGTCCATTTTCATATCTGCTTTTGTTGATTCCATCTTTGCCATTTTTTACTCCTACGTTGTCGTAATTGTTACTGAATTAATATTGCCTTTTGCTACTAAATAGTTTGGGGTAAGGCCTCTATCATATCCACTAGAACCACCTACAGGATACCATCCCCACTGTATAACTCTACTACCGCCTTCTGGATAACCCGACTGCGTAATGCTTGTTCCGCCGCCCTGCTGCGTTTGCAAACCATTTGGACCAGAAGCATAATAACTAATATCAGGTCTTGGCTCACGCACTGCTTGAGGGTCATTCACTGGATACAAACCAAGCTGTAACTGTGGCTGATCTGGATCCCAACACTCAGGACAAACTTTAATGCTAACTAATTTGGTCTTGATGGTTAGCTTTTTTAACTCAACCAGCTTATATCGTTGACCACATCTGTCACATTCTGCAATACTGTGTTTGCCACTAGCATACTTAGTTGGCATACTTACCTCGCATAAAACAAATTGCGCGGTACAAATCTAATTGATACATCTTCTCTATCTTCTTCAATTGCCTGTTGCAACTGTTCCATATACTCAGCCTTCAAACCAAGCGCGCGCTGCATATCCATGCCGGGCAATTTCATAGACAAGTAATAAGCCAGTCCAGCGACCAAACAGTTAATCCATCTAAATGGAATATCTTGAACATATACACCTGTTCCAGAATCCTGAACCCGTCTCATACGCCAATAAACAAGCGTATAGGGTGTTCCATTGTCTGGGGTAGGCCATACTGCCAAGCTGGGTAATTGCTGGTCGTAAATCGCTGCTCCGACGCTATGTGACGCCGCTGTAGTATTGTACTGTCCACGATAGCAGTTTAAAAGCTGGTTTCCTGAAATATTGACATAACCAATGATTTCGCTGTCAATCTGAATAAATCCAGTAGACCGCATATTAAAGGTCGAACTCAGGGTAATTGTGGTGGCTGATGGGGTCAAAGTAGCCGCCAAAGTTACGCCAGCATAGATATTGGAATTACCTGTTTGACGGTTGTACCAAACTTGAATTGGACGGCCATAGGTCAGTTTATTAGGAATCGTAGAATACGTAGACTCTGAAATACGATTTAAATTGATATCTTGCTGATTGTTTGCCTGAGAATTATTGGTGCGAGTAACCAAATCTAAGATGTCAATCGTATCAGCTCCAACTGGGTATATAGCTTGGCCATATACTAATGGAATAGAGATTTCCTCTACTGTCCAAAAGTTAATGCCGCGGTTAGCCCACTCAATCGTTAATAGGTTGATAGACCTTTTTGCGGTGCGAAGATCATATCCAGTGCGTAACTGCGAGCCACATCTTTCGAATGCCTCTTCCACCAATTCAGTTAAATCTAAATTAAAAGTAGAATTACCGCTTGTATATGCCATTATTTTTTCTTCATGCCTTTAAGGGTTTCAGCCAATCTAGCTCTCTGCCCTAGCTTGCCGGGTTTCTTTGCAGCAGCAGCTAGTTTTTTTGCAGGAATAGTTTTGCCTTCCTTAACGCCTAATTCTTTTTTTAATGCACCGGGCTTTTTGATTGCACCTGATATCCATTTTTCAGCCATTATTTTTTCCTCGCAGCTCTCATGTTATCTACAAGATTTGGGTATGGTCTGCCAGCTGCTTTAGCCATAGCCTTGGCACTAGCTTTTTTGGCTGGCGATAGTTTCTTAGATTTGCCTAATCCTTTTGGACGTGGCTTATCCCAAACTTCACCGCCTTTAGCAAAAAGTTCAACATCATTCGGATTATCCGTGCGATGGATAACCTTTTTCTTAGGCATTTTGGAAGGGCTAATAGCGCCCATTCCACGGCTCGCCATCATTACTTCTTGCCCTTAGCATAACCACCGCCACACATTGCTTTAACGTGTTCGTGGTGTAACTTGTGACCAGCAGCGTGTTTCTTGAAATGCTCGTGGTGTTGAGCGTGTCCGTCGCCGCCATGATGCTTTTCAATATGCTCTGGGTGAATCATATGCTCTTCAGCTTGCATATCTTTAGAGATTGGTGGGTGATCCATTTTCATAATATTTCCTTTATTAGCAATATTTACCGCGGGTTTTTCCCTTTTGTGCAATACCATCAGCACGGGATGATGCAGTACCGCCAGAAGCCATCTTCTTGACCATACCACCTTTTTTCTTGGTATTAACAGGAGCGCCATTACCGATATCGTT